CAATCCTAATTTTCTAGCAGCTATACCAGCTCCAATTAAATTTTGACCACCATCTTTAGCGAATGAAGCGAAAAATTCAGCGTTAGTTGCAATATCTTTCATTACAAGTGCTGGTGCTATTCCTGCCGCTTCAATCATTGTGGCATTTGATTTAATTTGATTTAATAATACATCTCTACTAGCACTTGAAATTGATTCCATTATAGAAAGAGTTTTTGCTAAATCTTCAGCTGATTGTCCAGTCGCAGCAGATGTTCTAGCGAAGTTAAGACTTAAATTTGCAGCTTCTTGTACACTCGCACCTAAATCATTTCTAATTGCTGCCTGTGCGTTTTTAATGTCTTCAACTTCTAAACCATATAGTTTTGCTTGCATACCCAATATTTTATTTTGAGTATTTAACTTCATAGCCGTTGTAACTGAAACACCTAATTCTTTTCTTGTATCAGTTATAGCTTTAGCGTAACCGAGTGCTAACTTTGCTAGAGCAGTAAAAATAGCTACTGCTATGGCAAATGGGCCTAATAAACCTGACATACCTCTAGCCGCACTTTCGATATTTGTAAAGAAACTTGTAGCTCCAGGTAAGATTTGATTAATAGCAGTACCCAACTTTTTTTGTTCACCAACTTGTTTTTTTATACCACGTACTTCTTTTTTTGTGATATCTCTACCTTCTTCTTGTGCTTTTTTCATTGCCGCGGCCATCAACTTACCCTCAAGTCTCTTACCGTTTAACATGCTCTCTAAAGTGCCTTGTTCTTTAAGTGTATCTGATACACTCTCGTAACTTCTTTCCATTTTTTTATACATATCTTGCCCTTGTGCAAAAAACGCCTTTGCGTCTTTCATTGCTTTAGCAAGTTCAGCAGTTGAAATTTCTGCATCTCCAAATTTACCTCGAGGCATATTTTCGTTATTGGGCATTACTTAAATTTCGTCATAAATTCAGGTTTTTCACCTTTACTTATAGCTTGTTTTTCTTTTTTGGTTAAATAGTTGTCAATTTCTTTTTTTGTTTTTTGTAGGTCGTTGAATTGTTTTGCTAATTCAGGGTCTGATTTAGATAATTTTTTTATTGCTCGTGATTCTAAACCTTTACCAACACTGGTAAAAATTTTAGTTATGAAATTATCTATTATACCTTCATTAACTTTTTTATATTTGGGCATCTAAATCTCCATATGATATTAAGTGTTATAACTCAATAATAAATATCAATTAAGCAGAAAATTACTTTTTATATGAACTCTTATGTTTGTTCATTTCTTTTTGTAACTCATCTGCTTCTTTCTTATAGAAAGTTTGTAATCGTTTTAAATAGAATGTTCGAAGATAAATTGGTAGGTTGTAAGCTTCACTAAACGTGATACCACCTTTAGAATGTAATATTAACTGAAATATTTCTTCGTGAATTTGAAGTTTATACTCCGGTGTCAGGCCAAAAAAATCGTACGGTTATCGGAACCGTAATCACCTGTTCCCTTCCGGTTGAATCTTTGACTGTCATATTCATATCTACATCAGGTGTGATTGTGGCAAGATATTTTCTATAAGCTAATGAATCAAGAGATAAAAACTCATTTTCTACAAAATTATTGATATAACTTTTTTTAGTTTCACCATCAACTGAAAATATCATATGTTTTAATCTTGTGGTGAGTTCTGAATTATCATTCTCAGATATTTTTTTTCTTGCTTGAACTTCTTCAGTTATCTTTTTTTCATCTCCACTATTCAATAGTTTAAATGTAATTTCTCTTTTTGAAGATGGTAAGTTAAATGAAAATTTATTTTCACCTTTTGAAAGCTTAGAAAAATCTATATCAATAGGTTCAAGTGTTGATAAATCTACTGTTTGTTTTGTACCATCATATTCAATGTCATACTCTTTACCGTAACCAAGTATTCTTGATGCTACCATAATAGCATTTTTATCTCCAATCAACAAATCATCCATCTTAATTGATTTATCTACTAGTAAAGATTCTAATAATTTATCAATAACAGTACCTTGCTGTATTAAGTTTTGAGATGTAAGAATATCTTCTTCTTTTGCGGTCATATATTTTACTTCTACTTTACCACTTGATAGTGGATGACCATCTACGTAGAAGTATCCTTTGGATGGTAATTCTACCATCTCAGTAGGAAACTTATAATCAGCCATAACTGACTCCTTTGTGATTTAAAATTAATAACCTAATAATATTTGTAACTAATTTACTTTTTACTAAATTTTTCAGCTGCTGTAACACCAAGTCCAACTACTACAATATACATAAAAGCTTGTAGTACATTTTCTTCAACTGGTTTATTGAAGAATTGACTTCCTACCCAACTTCCAACCATTACTAAAAATGATAAGAAAGATATAAACCGTTTACTTGATGTTTGACCGTCAATATCTGATAGCATTTTTTTAAAAAAATCCATATATAATTCCTCTTAGAATTGTAGTATTGCGTAATCGTATTTTAATGTTAGTTCTATTTCAGCTGGATCATTTGATGCATAATCTAAATCACCAAAATTAGCTTGTTCAATATATGTCCCTTTAAGTATCCATTCTTCAACAACATCACCGACTGGACCTAACATATTAAAAGTAACATCTTTTTTATAAAAATCTGAATATCCATCTCTACCTGTTACTGATTCATGAGCTAAACGAATCCATTCCATAACTGATTGAGCTGCTGAAGGAACTACTGGATCATAAAGATTAACAGTAATTGGTTGCCACGCTCCCTTACCTTTTATATATCTTTTTACGTTAATGTGATCTAAAACAATTTCTTCAAATTGTATACTTGGTCTATTTGCCGCCTTAATCATGTAAGCTGGAACACCTTCTATATACATAATAAACCGATTTTTAGTCTTCGGTTCAAATGGTGTGAACATAATTTGTGAAGGATCTAATGTAGCCATTCTTTATTCTCCTAAAAAGTATTTTATTTCTACTCATAAATAAATATCAATTAAACAAATTTTTTATAATTTTACTATAAAAGAAAAACCCCTTATAAAAAAGGGGCTTTTCATTATACATTATTTTGTTTTATAAGTCAAACTTACTCAGGAAATGTAGCTCCTGTAGGTTGAACAACGAAATCAAGTACGATAAACTCTGCAGTTCTCGTAGGTTGAATAAAGATTTGTCCAACTAATTGATTTCTATCTACTACGTCTGGAGTATTATTGGAATCATCCATTACTACTCTAAATGCACTTAAACCACTATTTGACTGTACTTGTTCTAGATACGGATTAACAATATTCAAGAAACGATTTCTCAATGCTTGACTATTTTGTTCAAATACCAAATATCTAGATGTACTTGCGATGAATTTTCTCAATCCAATCAACAATCTACGAACATTGATTCTATCTAATGCACTTGGTTTTCCTTGTAGAGTTTTCTGTCCAAATACTACTACACCTTGACCTGGGAATGAAGCTATTGGATTGATTTTATTTTCATATAAATCATCACGTTCACTATGAGTTAATCTCGTTTTAGCTTCTAATACTGTAGTTAAACCACCACGATTCAGACCAGCTGGTGCGAACCATTCATGTGCTACTCTATCAGTATAAGATATCACACCTGGTAATACTACTGAAGGTGGAACCCAAACAGGTCTACTTGTATCTCTATCTACAATCTTAACCCATGGATAATAAACAGCTGCATAATTAGTATCTAGTGCTTTTATTGTTGACTTAACAGTACTAATACTGTCACTAAATCCCGCTGCATCCATAATATAGAATGTATCTGCGCGAGACTCAACTTTAGACATAGCATGATTAGTAACTGTAGAGTGTAATCCGTGAATTATACCTGGTGTTACTAACAAATTAATATCAAATTCATCTGCATTACTAATTGCATTAATTGCTCGTTTATATGAAACTGAACCACTAGCTGTAGAATTTTGACAATCAAATCCTTGAGTATTTGACGCTACAATATTCGGTCCTGTTTTGTATCCAATTCCTGGATTTCTTCCATCAAATCCCCATTGTAAAGGTACTACAAACTTTAACTGTTGAGTTGCTGAATCTGAAAGTGATAGGTTATCAGTAGATGTAGAATACGTTGAAGATAATGATGAATCAAAATCATCATTTCCGAACATATTTTCAAGAGACATAGTTACATTATTTCCAGTATATGCTGCGCTTGCCAAAGGTGATAAATACTGTATATTATCATTTTTT